GGCGTGCTCTTTCCGCTCGCGCCCGTCGATCGTTGTTAGCCACTCGTAATGGGTGATCCCGGCCTGCGATTGCCGCATGCGGGCGAGCTCGGCGTTCAGTTTGGAGATCTGATCGCGGGCGATCGTGCGCGCGCGCGAATAACTAACGTCGAGGTCCGAAACGATCTGCGCGGCGAGGTCCTCGTGACGGGCGCCCGAGCGGACACCTTGCAGAACGAGGTTTTCGACGCGGCCGAGGGCCGTCGTCTCGATCGAGCGGATCAGCTTGATATTCGTCGACACGAAAAGATCGACCTGCTCGGCCGTCGCCGCCGTTCGAATGGCGGCCCCGGCGCCCATCGCTTGCAGTTGCCGGGCCGTCTCGGCGAGCGACCATTCGTTCGTGCGGCGGCCGGCGACGTCGGCGAGGCGTCGAAGTTGCACGCCCGAGAACACCGGCTCGAGCTCCCGGGAGAGCAGCTCGAGCAGGGCGTCGACCTCCCCCGCGGTAGCGTCCAGGCGTGCGGCCTCGGCGTCGCGTCGTGGGATCAGCCGGGGGAGGGCCGGGATCACGATCTTTCGAACGGCCTTCTCGATCGCCGCGACGAGGCCCTCGAGGGCCAGGGCGTAGCGCATTTGGAGTGCCCGGGGCGGCCGCTGGGGCTTGCCCACGGCCTTCCGTCGACGGGCCCGCCCCCTACCCCGCGGGGCCGGGATCGGGAGCTCGGCGAGGGCGCGAAGAAACTTTTCGGCGCTGACCTGCTCAGGCATTCGTCGGCGCGGCCTCGGGCGAGGACGGGACGAACGACGGGGTCCCGGCCGTTGCCATAAGAGCCTCGGCCTCGGCCTCGGTCATGCGGAAACCCAAGATCAAGATCTGGATCCCCGACTCGCGCGGGATCGCCCCGGCCGCGACGGCTCGAACCGCTTCCTGTGCGGCCGCGAGCTGCGCGCCGTTCAGTGCTTGCTGTTGAATCGGGACGGCGCCGTCGGTCGGGGCCGGCGCCATGATCGACGACGCCTCGGGGTCGTCCTCGCCCCGGGTCGCCTCGTCCGAGATCGCGAGTTTCCGCGACTTGCGGTCGATCTGCGTTTCGGTCGAGTAACCCGTCGGGGTATGCCGCGAAAGGGCGACCTCTTCGGGGAGGATCACTTGATCGACGATCTCGAGGTGATCGGTCTGCGCCTGCGTGTAGCGAAGCTGCGCGGCCTCGAGCTCGGAAAGCTGCCACAGGGGGCGGAACTCGAGATCCCACGCACCGGGGACCGAGCCTTTAGTCGGGCCGTTCTTGGCCGAGCACACGATCCTGATCGCCCGGTCGAGCAGCGGTCGAAGCGTGCTTTCTTGCCGCGCGCGAACTTTGTCGAGAAAGATCTTCCGGTCGCTTTCGCCCGTCGCGTTCAGGCCCGCGGGCGACATGCCGAACAGGATCGAGGCCGGCTGATCGGCCGCGGCCGCGAGGCGTTGATTGTATTCCTGCAAGATCCGCTCGAGGCCGCCGAGCCCATGCGGGGCCCGCTCGAGCGACTCGCCGTCGGCGTCGAGGACTACCGCGCGCGCGGCCGATCGATTGTAGTCGACGACGCGCAGTCGTTCGGTGATCAGATCGCCCTTATTCATGGCGATCATTTTCATAAAATCTTTGACCTTGTAGGTGCTTTGGCACGCGTCGGTCATTAGGTGATCCATCGATCGCCATGCGACCGAGTGAGACCGCAACGCGACGTAGGTTTTTTCGAGCTGCGATCGGCCCCATCCCTCACGCGAGGACGAGGTCGAGCGCGACGCGCGCGGGAGGCCCGGGAACACGAGGCACCGCGACGCGTGAACGAACGCCTCGGCCGTGGTGACGGTCGCCGACCCTTGCGACTTCGTTTCGGATCGGAGCTTGAAAACCTCGGGTTTCCCGTAGCTCGGCGACATTGGATCCGACACGAGCTTCGCCGTCTCGACGTAGCGCCGATCGTAAACCTGCACACCCGCGAGCGTTCGCACGCGCGAGAGGTCGAGCGGGGCCGACTGATCGCCGCCGTCGTCGACGAGAAACACGAGGATCGCACCGCCGAACACGCCCTCGAGGATCAGGCCCTCGAGGATCCCCTTATTCACGCCGAACGAGTCGAGGGCCGCGACGATGTTTTCGCCCGTCTCGATCCCCTCGGATCCGTCGTCGTCGGGGGCGTCCTCGTCGGGGTCCTCGTCGCGCACGATCACCCGGTAGCCTTCGCGGAACATTTCGGAGGGAACCCGCTCGACCATGGCGGACGCGAGATCGTTCCCGTCGTAAATCGCGGCGAGCTCCTCGTCGCTCACCGTGGGGGGCGCCGCGGCGATGTAGCTTTCGGCCTTGTCCCTCGAGGTCGTGCCGAGGCCGGTGATCGTCGAAAGGAAGTTGTCGAGGCGTTCGAGCATTCGGTTCACCGATTCATGGCACGGGTAGCAGTCTCGAACACGCCGATCGCGTTCGCGCCCTGGTTTACCAGATACTGCGTTGTCGCGTCGACTTGGTCGTCGTGCCGCCCGAGGGGGAACGAGAGCAACTCGGCCTCGTATTCCTTTCGCCACGGGGCGAGGTGCTCGGGCGGGAGGAACACGTTTTTCCCGCGAAAGTACGGCTGCGATGCGAACGCGCGCGAATCCTTCCCGCCCTCGGGGTCGATCAGGACGATCCCTGGGATCCGATCTTTGAGCGCCGATCGGACGGCCTCCCCGTTCGCCTTACGCTCGACGATCTTCTCGATCGCCTCGGGCCATGCGGCCGAGAGGCCGACGAGCTGCTCGCACGACTGGACGAAATCCCACCGGCCGCGAACCTGATCGAGCAGCAAGTGATCGGCGTTGATCTGCCCCCATAGCTGCCCGACGACGAACGAGCTTTCGGCCTTCTGTGAATCGCCGAACCGCATGTCCCACGATTGCGTGAGGACCATGTCGCGCCGGCGCGGGAGGACCGGATACCTCGAGCCGGGGACCCCCCATGTTTGGAAGTCTTCGGCCTTGAAGATCGCGCCACCTTTGGGGGTCGGCCGTTGCTGATATTGCGACTCGAACGCGAGGGCGCCCATTGAAGCGCGCCGACGGTCGAGCTCGTCGCGCCCGTACATCGCCGGCCACAGAACGTCACCCTCGGTCGTGCGCGGGTCCTCGAACCCGGTAACCTCGACGATGCACTTTCGAGACGGTTCGAACTCGGCCGGGAGCTCGAGCACCGTATAGCCCGCGTCGATGCACTTCGACGCCGTATCTTCGAAGTGTAGGCGTTGCATGACGCCGACGCGCGACGCCTCGGGGAGGCCGCGTGTCGCCATGGTTTCGAACCAAAAATCATTCGCTTTGCGGATCGCGACCGCGTCGATCGCCGCCTTCCCTTGCGCGTCCTGTGCTTTCACGAGGTCGTCGAAAAGCGTGCGCGAACTGCGCGGCCCCGGGGCCATCGGACCCTCACCACATGGGCCCGCCAGGCTCGGGGGGCATGGGGATCAAGTGCTCCGACGCGTTCACGGCCCCGCTTTGCCGGGAGTGTCACACGGTATGGCACGCCGAGGCCCGATTTCCCTCGAGGTCGCGCGACGAGTCGATCCGCATACAGCTCGACGCGCAGCGCCGATGCCTCGCCGAATGGGCCGAGGCCCTCACCGCGAACGTCGAGGGCGACGGTGCGGATCCCGTGTTCTGAGCTTTGCGACATGGCGGCCGAGGATTCGTGCGGCTACTGCGGGGCGATGCTTTGCCTCGAGCACTCGCGCGGCCTCGACCATTACGCGGCGTGCGGGGCCCTCGAGGTCGCGAACGCGTGGCTCGAGGAAAACGATCGGCGCGTCGCGGCCGGCCTCCCGAAGCTCCCGCACCCTAAGCGCGATCAGAACTAACCGCGGCGGATCGCGCGGTGCCCCGCTGCGAAGTCGCGCCGAAACGCCTCGACCTCCCGCGGACCGACCTCCCGCCCGAGGGCGAGCTCGAGCTCGTCGAGGTGTAGGCTCGACGGGACCTCGGATCCCTCACCCGACGCGGCGACGTCGTGCCCGAAGGCCCGCGCAAAGTAGCGAACGAAGTCGAGGTCGGCTGTCATGGCGTGAGCTCACCGGGACACCCTAGCACATTCGCCAGATCGGCCCGCCCGTTCGGGCAATCGGCGGCCCTCGACGCTTGCGTCGTGCCCGATCGCGGGCGATAGTCCTCGAGAAATAGCGAAACGCACCTCGAAAAAGCCCGGGCCGGGCCGAAGGTCGATCATTTCGAAGTTGATCATCGGGAAGATCGCGGGCGCCGTCGCCGTCGGGACCGACAAAAAGGCGGCCGGCTATCTCGCGGGCGTCGGCTACTCGACGCTTAAGGACTGGATCGCCAAGGGCGAAAGCGCGATCGCAGATTACGACGCGGCCGACGACCCCGACGCGACCATGCACGAATCGGATCTGCTCTATGTCGATCTGGTTTACGAGCTGCGGAAGGCCGAGGCTCAAGATCGGGAGGTGATCTTTAAGACCCTTCGCGAGTACGGGACCGACAACGATCCGCGCACGCGCGGGGCGGCCGTGCGGGCCCTCATGTTCGTCGCCGAGCGGAAATACCCCGACGACTTCGGGCAGCGAATGAAGGTCGACGGCGAGGTTTCGCAGGCCCCGCGCACGATGAATCTCGAAAAACTCACCGACGACGAGCTCGAGCAGTGGCAGCGATTGCAAGAAAAAGCCGCCCTCGCGTCGGGCTGATCGAGCCGGCGTCGATCGCAGCGGTCGAGCGGGAGATCGTTCGCCGCCGCGGCCTCGCCGCGTTCGTTCGCCTCGCATGGCCCCACGTCGAGCCGGGTCGCCTCGTGTGGGGATGGCACATTGA